CCAGTAGTCGCTACGTCAACGGGGACAAGTAAATCGTCACCGTATACGTAGACGCTAGCAGCAACTTTCCGAAGGTTACTGTAGCTTACAGGAAGGTCGTGTTTAACCAAAGAAGCTACTATACATATTGTATAGAAATACATAGCTTCCACGGGAAAACACAGAGCACTACCCATAGATGCAAATTTGTTTAACGGACCAATTATGGTTCCGTCTGGCATTTTTGCATGAGTCGAACGACATGCGTCGATAAAACCCATTAGTTCTGGATTCCCTCGAAACATTAAAAGGGCCAGATCTCGCGGGACGCGATCACTAGCATCCTTTAGATCGATCGTTGCTAATCGACCATCGAACGAACTACTCATCGCATAGCTCTGATTAATTGACTGATCACGGAAATTAATGTGACCAGCTGTTAACCAGTGTGACTCGATAGAGGCATATAATGCTCTTCGAATCCCTTGTTGTGCATATTGCATACAACAGGGCTCAATAGCGATGATTCGGGGACCTTTGAGAGTTTTGGGAACAGGAGTCACCCTAACGGGCGCCTCAAGTTCCCAAGGAATGAACGAAACTTTCTCAAGCTCCGCTTCTTGACGACAGAATTCCCCAATAGAAATAGGGAACCCGTTATCAATAAGAGGAAAATAAAGCTCGAGACGCTCATTCCAAAACTGCCAAGCGAACTTCTGATTTCCAGAGATTCGCTCTGCAGTTGCGCCGGGTCCATGCCTAGGAACCAAAGTGTCCAAGCGTATATTACGCATGACACCGTCCCACAGCATAGAAGAAACAAGAGAAAACCTCTCGTAATCTTCTCTCGGCAACGTGAACATCTCAAAGGACTGCTCAATTGCGATGAAGTTCTCCAAAGCCGCGCGCTCCCTTTCGGGCGTGCACGGAAGCTCAATCTTTTTGAAAGCAAGACAAATTTGTCTGATGCTAGCAACAAGCAGAGCGATAGTATTTGGGGAACTAGAAATTTCAACATCGTTAATCCTTCCTGTCTCTTTGTTAAATATGCGACTGGTCATACCTTGCAAAAAAGCAGGGATTGACCCATTCTTCCTGAAACATCGGAAGAATGTTGAGTCGACCAATCCTAAGTCAAGACTTCTTTCGAAGTCGGAAGCAAAGGTTGGTAGGGTTATCGTCAAAAACGAGATACCCTCACGTTTAACTCGTGATCTTATAGTTCTTAGATCACGGTGAGAGACCTCAGCGACACAAGCATGACAAGCATCTATGTAGATGTTGCATGCAACTTCCAGCAGATCACTTATGTGGCTTTTCATGTAGCCCTCCGTAAGGAAGGTCGACATCCAACCACATATCATCCTTCCCCGAAAGGGGCAGGCCATCACTCTGCGCTCTTGGTAGAGGGTTTACGTGATGAAGAACTCTCTGTATTTTTCAATTCAGAGACAATAGAATCAGCAATGGCTAGATTTTTGTCTAGCTTATTTGGGATTCTAACTCCCGAACCGCGAAGAAGCTCTACGGATGCTTTTACAGCATCAAGAGTCTTCAAAAGTTTGGATAGTTTCATCTGTAAGTTCCTTCATAAACAGATTCCGCCCGAAAGCAAGTGAGAGCATTCCACTACAGGAAGTCAGTAGCGTTTTAAGCTCTGATCCGTAAGGAATGTCCTCTTCGCAAAAAAAGGCGAATTCGTGTAATTGACTGAACCTTTGACCAGTGAATCGAAGAAAATCGACGATCCAACCGAATGGCAGGAAAGTAGATTTGCATGAACAAGTTAGGAACTGAAACCAGTTCCCGAAAACGAGCTCATGATTCACGGCCAAAGATCTTATCAACCATAGCGCCATTGAACCAGGTTTGAAACCCGGCAATGTGCTGTTGAGTCTGTGTAGATGTAAAACCGGCTTCGGGCCGATCAATCTGCACAGAAAACACCAATGTCTCGAAGTCATTGACAGCAGTCAATGGATCGGCGACAACGGCGCGTTGGGTGAATGTCACCAGACTTTTTACGCGGGACTTTTTGTCCTTCTTCGTAGAAGTATGGCGAACATCCAAAGTGAAACTTTGGTCCGCAAGCTGATAGGTGGCATGACTGCCATCTGTCAGAATTTTCGGCATCACCTTAGCAACAGCATTTACGGTGATAGTCTGTGGATCGGATAACATGTGGATGACCTTTCAGAAGTTATGTAGGGTTAATCCGCAGCGAAAATATCCCTTCCTAAAGGGGACATTCGGCTATGCACCACGGGAGATATATCCTGCGTTTGA